GTAGCTAAAGCACCTGTTATTGTTGCACCTGTGGCTGTTGTAGCTACTTTGGCGGCGTTGTTATGATAAAGAGTAGCTGCGCCATTTGGTGTAAAGTCAGCCATGACTTCCGCAGTATCACTATTTATCCTAACGCCGGGGCCGTTTCCTGATATTACAAGGTATCCAGTGCCAAGGTCTTGTAAATAAGAATTGCTTCCATCGTGATACAAGCTAAGGTCACTACTTGCACCCATAAAAATTTTATTACTATCTCCAAAAGCTACATTACCAGTAACTGCACCGCCGGGATAATTCATAGCTGCAGCAAACGTACCACCAGATGCTTTACTTACTACGTCACCCGTTTCAAAACTACCATGTGACACAATAACAATTTGATCACCCTCAGTAGCACCTGTTTCTAACGTGACAGTAGAACCATTAGTGGCAGTATAGTCTGTGCCGTCTACTAAGCGTACACCGTTCTGATATACATGCACAGCACCGACAGTATAGCCAATGTTAGGAATACTGGTTTGACTAGCAGTTGCCGTAAGTGTGTGCTTTGTTTCTATTTGTTGTGGTGAAGATATTGCTACCCGTCCACCTATATAACCTGCCATTGTTTTTCCTTATGTTCCGTTTGCTATGCCGTACATTACGATCTCGCCTGACTCTATGTTTCCAGAAGACATTATAAATTTAATAGCATCAACATCTTCTGCGGCAACCCTTGCACTACCAGCCGCTGCGACGGCGGTATCTGCAGTCATGTGATAGATATAACCATCAGCATCCCCTGTGTTAAACGTTATACCAGCAGAATTAGCAAAAGTGTATGCACTTGTATTATGCGGGGCATATAACATAAATGGACCTGATACGCCAAACTCATTTGATTCACTGCCTATCGTATAAGCTGCATGACCTGCAACACGGAGCCCCGTTACATTAGCAGTACCATTAATATGATAATCTCCATCTGTGGAAGAATACGCAGTACCACCATTTGTACTTGTTTGTGCTAATAATAAAACAGCATTAGTAGCTGGTATTACATTTTGAAGCATAAACTGATAATGGTCATACTTACTTGCATCAAACTGAGTAAAGGCCACAGAAGCTGCGTTAGAAATAGCACCAGATGAGGCTAGATAAACCATACTCCCACCAGTAATCTTAGTACCCATGTAGGTAGCTAAAGTATCTACCTTAGTCATCCTCATTGTGCCGCCATCGTTAGTCAGAAAGCCATCACCATCTGCTACTGCAGTTGTGCCTCTAGCTGTTCCACCGTCAATAAGGTTTATCTCTGCTGCTGTAGCAGTGACACCATCAAGTATGTTTAGTTCTGCAGCAGTTGAGGTTACACCATCTGTAATGTTTAACTCAGCAGTGGTAGAGGTAACACCATCAAGCAAATCTAATTCAGCTTTTGTGACACCAGTACTGGCTAGTGCTGCTAGTTTTCCCTGTCTACTCATTAGCTGTCAATCTCCATGTAGCTCATAATTACTGAGACTTTATCTGCTACACTACAGTCTACCTTAATAACGTCACCTGCATTAAGAACTACCTTACCGTCTAGTACAGACAGTGATGATCCTACTGGTATAGCTGCATCTTTAATTAAGTGTGCTGTAGTGTTTTGTGTTTGACTTGTTTGTGTAGTTGTGCTAACTAAAGTTACACTTGCTGTAACCTGAGAGGTGTGTACGTTAGCTAGAGTAAGCCCTAAGACAACCGCCCTAGTACTACTCTGTGTAGTATATATTGTTTCAGGAGTTCCTGCACTAGCTGGTGCAACGTCCCTTGTAATTGTCTTGAATGTATTTGCCATTTATTTAATCCTTATCCAAGGGCGATTGCTAATGCTGTTGCCTCATCTGCTGCAATAGTTGTTGCTGCTTCTTCAGTTGCAACTGTACCAGCAGTAGTAGGTAATGTCAAGGTAATATCTGCAGTAGATGCAGGACCAATTACAGTTACTTTGTTTGATCCATTGTCTGAGTCTTCAAAGAACTCAAGAAACCCTGCTGACGTAGCACCATTCTTTAGCTGAACCCCTGCATTTGCTATAGGGGTAGTGAGTACTGGTGTGGTTAGTGTTTTGTTTGTTAGTGTATCTACAGACACACGTGATACTAAGGTTGAGTTAGCACCTTCTGGTAATAACATAGTGTTTGTAGCACTTGCTGAGTGAGGTTGTGCTTGAATTTTCTGACCGTGGCTGTTGCTCTCACAGTTATAGGTAATAGCACCTGAGTTAGTGTTACCTCGTACAACTACCGTACCTGTACCGTTAGGTGCTAAGTCTAGTGAAGCATTAGAAGTTGTAACAATGTCAGCCCCGTTAAGGTCTAGGTTGCCACCTAGCTGTGGGCTGGTATCCTCTACAACATTAGATATAGCAGAGGAAGTAGCAAGGCCAGATACAAGTGTACTTCTAGCAACTCTTTTTAATCCACCACCAGAGGTATCAAGTGCTAGTAAAACATCATCACTAGCAATAGTACTAATCTCTGATAAGTCACCTATTGTACTACCACTTACATCAAGAATGTTTAGCTCTGCTGCAGTAGATGTAACACCATCTAAGATATTAAGTTCTGCTGTTGTAGCTGTTACACCGTCAATTAAGTTAAGCTCAGTAGCTGTGGCTGTTACACCGTCTAAGATATTAAGTTCAGCAGCAGTAGCTGTAATAGCTGTACCATTAAAGTTAATAGCATCTAGGTAAGCTGTACCGTCAACAAACAAGTCACGCCACTCTTGACCAGTAGAACCTAGATCAAATGTATTATCTGTGTTAGGAATAATGCTAGAGTTTACATCAGCACCAAACACAACATTGTCAGACGCAGCATCACCCATTGTGATTGTACCACCATTAAAGGTAGTAGTACCTGTTACTGTAAGATTACCACCAACGCCTAAGTTACCTGAAATATCAGCAGCACCATTAATATCAATAGTAGTAGCTGCAATCTGTATCTCTGTGTCTGCTACAATGTCAAGCTGACCGTCAGCACTAGAATTAAGATAGATAGCAGTATCACGAAACTGAATCTTCTCTGTTGACGCAATAAGTAGATCATCAGAAAACTCAAAGTAATCCTCATCCTCCATCCACTTAAATACACCATCATTACTCTCACCATCAAAGGTTACTGTAATGTCTGTACCTGAAGTGCCATCACCTATAGTAACAGAGGTAGTAGCCAGTTTAGTAATTGGCCCACCTTCACCTGTAGTACCGTCATGTGTGTGACCTGTACTTGCTGCAAAGGCGGCTAGAAGCTGATCAAACTCATCATTAGTATGATCTGCTGTGATTGTATCCCCGTCATTATACGTTGACTGTCTTGTGTATGTAGCACCCATCTAACGTCTTGCTCCTAATTGATATTCTAACTGAAACCCTTTAAGGGAGTACGGATTAGTTGTACCACCATCTTCTACCCTAAGTGCTACAGAAAAACCTGAACCTTCTACTGGCTGTCGTACAAGTGGCTGTGAAGGTCCACCATAAACAAACTGTGTTGTACTAGCTGTTGTGCTGTATGTAGCGTTGCCATACGTAGCTGCTAGTGATGTAGTGTCAAACGGATACACTGCAGGTCTAGCTGAGTCTTTATCCTCATTGTCATAACGTACAATCAAGTCAGCATCAATAGTGCCTTCTGGCTTGTAGTTAATAATTACCCGTTGCATGTGCTTACGAATACCGTTATCGCCAAAGCTCATGTCAGGGCTTCTGTACTTGCCTGATATAGTTACACCATCAAAAGTATTACCTGACTCTTGTCTTTGTACAAAACCTAAAGTGTCACCATGTAGTACAACTACATCACCTGATTCTACAAAGCTATCAGTGCAAGCAGTTTGCATTCCAAGTGTTTCAGAAAACTCAAATGCTTCTTTCTTTAATACACAGATAACACCTTTAGATAGACTTGCCGACTGTCCATCTTTATTAAAAAATATTCTGTACTGTGTCTTGTCTGGTATAACTACACTGTCAAATGCCCCTGCATCTTTAATGTTCTCATCAAACAAAGACTGAATGTTTTTACTAATAGTACCAAGCTCTGTATCACCAATACGTGCAGTAGCAGCAACAGTACGCAGTCCATCAGGACCAAGAAAGATTAAGTCACCTGCAAATTCCTGTACGGTAAAGCTATTAATACAACCAATGTTTCTAGTTACAGGCTGTACTGCAAAGTCACTAAGTGTTGATCCTGTAAGTTTAAATATTCTATTCTCACAAAAGATAAACAAACTGTCACGAAAGACTTTTAGTGCAACTACTGTATCATCAACTTTAATGCTACCTGCACCTGCGCCACTACTAAAACCATCCTCATTAAACGGCTCACTAAAAACTATCTCTTGTGGAGTGGTGGACTTACCTGCATAGAACATATGGTTTCTATATGCAGCTACTGTCTTAGCTCCTGCTACACTGCTAGTGCTTACATCTGTAGCTGCCATAGAAGAGTTAAATACTACAGGTGCATTGACCTGATCTACAAGAATAATCTTTTCATTGCCATCAAAGTTAAACCGTTCAAAGTGGTACTTAGCAGCATTAGTTCTACCTGTATCTCTTACTGTCCAACTCTCTGATACTACATCTGTCTTAGCGTGTGCTGCTGCAGTAGTGCTAGATGTAGCCCTAGTAACACCAGTAAATGTAGTAGAGTTAATACCTGTGTAAGTAAATAACTCTGAGTTAATCTGCAGTGTACCACTAGAAGAAAACCCTGTAGTACTAGGTACAGTAATAGTGCCTGATCCTGTCATGCCTGTGCTAGATGCAATAGCAATAGCTAACTCAGTAGAAGCAGAAGTAAATACTTTTTCACCTCTAGCTGCTACTACCTTGTTTGCAAAACTAGCCACCATTAAAGTAGTCTCAGAAGATGAGGACGTAAAAGGTACTACTTGATTAACAAACTTACGAAAACCATTAATCCTACGATAGCCACCTGAAATGTCAGGCTCAAAGTTTTCTAGTTCTAGTGCTTCTCCCGGTTGCATAATAAAGTTAGAACGGTTAAGAATTAAACCGCCTTCACAATTAAATGCTACTGGTTGTACTTGGGAATTATCTGGCATTAACTAACACCTGACATAAAGTTAGAAGAACCACGTGGTCTATTAATTACAGTTGATCTAATATACTCATACTTATTAATTAACAAGCTTTGCATGTTTTTAATGCCTTGCTCAAACCTACTAAAGTTTAACTGGTATTGATTTAACTCACCCCGATACTGATATACATAAGCTGTAGCACCATCTACTACCACAGGTGCAAAACGATCAGGTATGCTTGTAGTATCGCCATGTGCAGACAAATCATCAGGAAAAGTGTAGTAGTCAAAAGCTAAAGCATATGCCTTATCAGGGTACGGATACAAGAGATAGTTGTTGTCAGGTGTACGTACAATACTTCTAGGTACGCCCCCACCCTCAAACTGTGTAACTGCCACGCCACTAGAGTGTGTAGCAGCAGTAGTGCTATTAGCACCACGTGTGCAGCCTGTAATGTCATTACCTAGTATGCCAGTGTAGGTAACTTGCTCACTGCCTATATGTACTGTGCCTGTAGCGTCAAGTCCTGTAGTAGATGCAAGTGTTAGTGTAGCTACACTATCAGAGTGTGAACCGTTTAGCGTAGTCGCTACAACATCGTCTTCCTCATTGGCGTAGTCTTTTTCAATATACTCATTATAGCTCAACGTTGCTAGGTTATTACCACGTGCATTAAGATCAGTGTCTTTCTTAATTCTAGCTGTGCTATAATCAATAGACTTGGTACTTGTAGGTACTGTGTATCTACATTGCCCTGCTACTAAGGTAGAAGAATTACTAGCGTGATTAAAAGAATATCCAAACTCACGCTGGTTGATGTATCGTATTGATTCATTTACTGCATTCTGACATTGTATCTGTACACCCCTAGCACTGGTAAAGTTGCTAGAAGTAAGCTCTACTTCATTCATACGTGTAATAACACTATTAGTTAAAGTAAGAAAAGTAAGAGCCATTATGTTTCCTTAATAAATCCTTTATGCCCCAAGAGTTTTTTGTTGCATAAGTTTGATACACTAATGGGGCCAGCATATAGCCAGCCCCAAAGTATGTAGGTCTATTACAGTAGATCACGTTGAGCTACTGCAGCTTCTGTCATTGCGGCAGAAACATCTGCAATTACTGCATAGACACGCAAGCGTCCAGTTGCAGCAGCAGCACCAGCAATAACTACATCAATAGTATCTGCAGCACCAACACAAGCAAGTGCTTCTGCAGCAAATGTAGATGCAGCACCAGTGTTTACAATATTAGCTTCGCCGTTACTACCTTTTACAAGGTATGTACCAGCAGCAGCATCAAGTGCAGCACCGTCAATGATGTCATCGCCACCACCAAAGTCAATATTACAAGTACAACTTGCAGTAAAAGACTTCATAATTTCCGCACCAGCAGCAACTACTACTGATTCAGCAGGAATTTCTAAGAGTTGGAAAATATCACCGTTAGCAATAGTAGCACCTGCAGTAATCATAGCATCAATATCTAGGATTGCTTCAATAGTGCGTACCACATTACCGACATTAGTTGGGACAGCAAGAACATTTGCCCCAACGCCAGCGGTATCAATGGAAGTCATGTCAAACGTAGCCATAATTTATATCCTCCTTATGCTGCGTTATAACGGGCAGTAACGATTGCTTCAGGGCGAAGAATCTTACGTCCGTATAGATGCATACCACGAACAATGTCAGCAAAGCTGTCAGGGTCACGATATGTTTCTGTCTTGTTGATCTGCTCTGCAGTTGCAACAGCCGAGTCATGACCAGCTACGATAATACCGCAATTAGTCAACTGGTTAGCTGTACCTGCTGTACCTGCCCCAGTGCCGAGTGCTGGCAAATTTGACGAGGAATAAACACGGAAGCCGTGGAAGTTGTTAACGGACAGACCGTTACGCAAACCACCTGATTCACCGAAATCAGCGTTCATGAAGCGTGAATCTTCATCAGCAAGGATTTCCATAAACACTGGGTCTACGATCAGCCAACGCCCTTGTGAGTCAACTTGCTGTTGGTCAAGCAGACGTTTCATGCGTGAGATAATCATTGCAGGGGAAACGGTAGCGGTTGGCAGGGAAGTTGCTCCCGGCATACGTGCAGTCACAGGAATTGAGTGAGTACCAGCAGAGGAAGTAGTGATGTTGCCAAAGTCACCTTTATGCAGTTCCATAGAGGAAAGCAGTTCGTTAGAACCTGCAGTGCTTACAGCCTTAGAACCATTAACAGTTGTGTTAAGGGTATCGCCTTTGCTGTGCAAAGAAGACTGCTTATAGCCTGACATGTACGCAAGAACTTCTTGGTCATGGTTGTCAGCTAGACGGTATGCAGCGCGACTTGTTGCAAGGTCCATGAAATTGACATGGCTGTGTGCTTCTTCAATATCGTCCATCTTAAAAGCAAAGTAATTCGCTTTGTCAATAACCAAATTGAAATCGTCATCCTGCAAATCTTGTGCTGTGACATTCGTGCCACGTGCATACTCATTTACAGAAATTTCTGGTTCTTTGATAATCTTGACGGTATCACCTTGTGCAGCGATTTCACCAAAATAGTCTGAGTTAGTAACGTCACCAACTACTGTACTCTTGCGAAATGCAAGCTGTACTTTTTTTGAATAGATTACTGGGCTAAAATTACCGTTTGGTAAATTCCCATAACCTGTTGCCGTTGTAAAAGCCATGATGGTTCCTCCATTAAATGTTTGGCTTAGGTTTAATTAAGCTTAACACAAGTTTAAGAGGCTGCATTTCTAAGGGTGGCGTTGTTACAACGGGCCTGTAAATTCAGGTAGGTCTTAACTAATATGTTGTTGCTTAGTAGTGATTGAGAAGCAAGGTGGCTACACTTTAGTAGGGCTTGCTTCTCAAAGTAGTGTCTTGTACGTATAGTTATACTTAGTAATCTTTTGTTGTCAAGCTTTTATTTACCTTGCACCCCCAGAAAGATCATAAACAAATTTACCTGTACGCTGTGCTTCCATGATAGCGTCTTGGTTCTTCTCAAACTCCTTCATAGACATCTGGCTAATCATGGATTCAGTGAATGTAGCCTCAGTGTCATCCTGACTTGGCTTGGTTGAACGCTTAGTCACAACTGCAGATGCAGCTTCTTTGGTAGACTTCTTGCGTGACTTAGTGTCTAACCCCTTGTCACCTTTGTATAGATCAATGACCCGTACTACAGAGCGTGGATCATCTTGGTTCTCATACAAAGCATCCTGTACCCACTTAGGCTGTTCCCCTGCCCAATCGTGAAACTCATCGCTTTCCTTAAGATCATCGAAATCACTGTGAGAGTCACGGATAACATCCATAGATTTACTACGGTTAGCTTCCTCAGACATTTCATCAATCTGACGTAGACGATCCTCTGCAACGCTAAACTTTTCTTGTGCTTTCTTCTCAGCAATGGTCTCAACAATAGCTGCAACGTCAGGGTACTTGTCAGCCCAAGCTTGAATGTCTTCATCACTTTTTGGTGGGCGTACAATGCCTTGCTCTTTGGCGTTCTCTAGTTGAGCCTTGATAGCCTTTAGTTCTGCTGCAGTGTTGCTTTGGAGCTTGCGAATGTCATCATACCGTTTCTTGTATGTGCGTTCTTCCCCTGTCTCAGGCTCTTTAGCATCAACCTGTTGCTCTTTTGCAACACTTTCTGGTTCTGCTTGTTCTTCTTGTGGCTCACCACCCTCCTGTTGGGCTGCATCAAATTTAGCCATTTCAGCTTCTTCTTCAGCAATACGCCGTGCATTGGCATTGCGGTAATTGCTATCTACAAAACCTGCTACTTTAGGCTTCTCCATAGTTGTTAGTTCTGGTGGCATTAGTTTTCCTTTTTGTAGTTATGGCCTAGTACCTAGGCCCTTTCTTCGCTGGGTTGTTTGTTTCTTTTTCTTTTGTTTAGCTACTGGTGCAGAGACTAAGCCGCCTGTAGCACGACCAGAGCCAGAGTATTTTCCATCACTTCGTGTAGGTGCAGACGTTGCCCCCCTTGAAACGGCCCTTGCTGAACTTCTTGCAGCCATTTCTTTTTCATTTGTAGGATTAGTCCAACCCTGATCGCCTCCACCGAGGTACTGATTGGTGCCAGAAGAGTCTGTGTAACCACCACCACCACCAGAAGTGTTGAAATAACGCTCACCGCTTGAGCCTGTATCTCCTGTATAATACGAACCTGTGTTACCCCTCACACGCTCTGCATTAGCAGAAACTTGGGCAGAAGCTCTTGCAGCAGCCTCTGCAGTCTCCCTAGCTTGTCTATCTCTTTCTTCTCTTGCTAGTCTAGCGTTAGTAGCTAATTGTTGTGATTTTTGAAGTTGTGTAACTTTTTCAAGGCCACTCTTACTCCCAACAACAGGTTCTCCAAGAGTAGTATTTGCTGCTTTTCTTGTATCTCCGAAAGCATCATAAACACCTCCTACAAACACATCAGAAATTGATTTTATGGTGTCTTGAATAATGCCTTTTATTGAAGTACCGCCGCTAAAAGCTTCCCCAATATTTTTAGAAGGCAAGCTTGCATCTTTCATTCTTAACGTCAACTCAGATTGTGCTTTCTGCAGAGGGTCTGTTAGTTGTTTTGTGGCTTTCCTATATTTAGCTTTATCAAATTTTCCGTCTTCATCTTTATATTCTGGGCTATCCATAGCTAAAGGATTCCAGTTTTCTCCTGATTCTTGTTTTAACTGATCAAGCCGTCTTTTTGCGTTTTCATTCTCTGCCCTGTTATAAGCACCGTTAGCTATATTTATGGCTAATGCAACTGGGGGTGCAAGACCTGCCAATAAACCCACTATACTTGTTCCCATACGCATGTACTTATTATTTTTTAATCTTTTATTAATATCTTCTTCACTAGCTGTATCCCAATTAAACCCGCCATCACTAGGGTTACTACTTACTGAGTTAACACGATTTGCAGCTACCCTACGTTCAAAATCTAATTCTCCTTCAGTCTTTTCTCCTGCCCTGCTATCTAATTTTCTTGGTGCTTCAGAAGCTATAGAAACGGGAGAAACTTCAGGGGTCAATTCACCTAATACATCTGAATCTTTTCTAGTAAAACCTTCTGGTATTTCCATAGCTGTATTCCAAGCTACAGGTATTTCATTGCCATAAGCATCAATTAAGATGATTTGTTTTATTTCACCTTCAGGGTTTTTAAATGATTCAATAACCATTTCTTCATCAAAGTTAGATAATTGAGAACCCAAAGTACCATACTTCTTAAAATCAAACGGATTAACATATGTACCCTCTGCAGCCTCAATAGGCTCTTGAGGTTTATTAGCTTGTTGCATTTCAGCAGACTTCTTATCTGCACCTGTCTTGTTAACCATAATGCCTTTACTGGAAAGCTTCTTCATTAACGCAGGGTCTTTGTTAGCTGCAGTCATAAGCTGTTTGATAATTCCATCTACCTTGGTAACATCCCCAAAGTTACCTATAGCTAAACCTCCAACAGCCATCTTAACTGTAGCACCATTTGCTCTCATTCTTCCATTAACCATAGGACTACGAGAAGCGTCATCAATAAAGTTATCAAGG